TGATAAGCCGCGTCTGCATCGGTATTGCTCAAGGCTACAGCGCCGTCACTTGTGGTGATTGCCTTACCCGCACCTGCGCCGCCTTGGTCGTATGCCTGGTCGAGAGTGCCGCCAGTACCGGAGGTCAAAAGGTTTGTCTCGGTCCCGGTGCTATCCCGAAACATCAGGCTAGTCGTACCCGTAGCGTCATTGACATACAGACGCCCGTAGTTCGTTGCGGGGTTTGAAGGGTCGGTAATTTCGGGGAGTTCAATGTATTCAGTAATTGAAAGCCGGTCGATGAATGCCTGATAGAAAGCCTTTGCAGCACTCCCTATATTCTCATAGCTGTCTTTTGCAGGCATGAGCCCTCGGGGACTCGCCCAAGCGAGAGCCGGGAGCACAGCGCAAAGGACGAGTGCAACCAGTAGTTTCTTACGATTCATTTTTTAACGCTCCTTTGTCCGGCTCCCGCCGGTCGTTGGATGCAATGTTTATTGCTTCTTCTTCCCCATCTTAAAGGCATAATCCGGGTCAACCGGAGCCTTAACTGGTGCGAGGTGTGGAAGCTTGGTTCCGTAACGCTGATCTTTTGAATCAAGCCGTGGTTCCAGCTTCTCTTTCACATCAGCCTTGCTCACAAAGTGCCTTGGCACCTCCGCCCCTTCGGGGAAGTCCTCAAGAGCCCCCTCTTTATAAAGTTTCATAGCTCCACCGTTCGGGGGGTAGGTGAAGCAGTTTCGTACACAGATATAAACCATGACTCACCCCCTACCAGGTCCGGTTAGATTGGGTATCGATAACGAGGTTGCAATCAATCTTTCCCGTAGTCTCAAAGGTGTTGTCTCCGGTGTAGAGCACCTGAATGTAGCGCTCACAAGATGCAGGGAGGTACATATCAAACTCATACCCTGCGACGAGTGTAGCCTTTGGGATTGCGCCAGTAGTACACCCGACAATATCCGCGTAGGCATCAGCTACTGCGTTGTCGCTTGACTCCTGGATGGTTACGGTAAGCGTGGTTCCGGTTCCGGCGAATAGCTCTGTTACATTGAAATGCAGCTTGACCGCATTGCCTTTGTTTACGTAGGGGTTCGTAACGCCAAAGTCATAGTAATTCGTAGACGCCTCAGTTGCTCCGGCGTTACATACTGCCTGGTTATCTGAAAGCTGAAATTGATGGTCGAGTATCATTTGAAAAACTCCTTTATGAAGCAGGCCGGAGTAACCCGGCCACATAGTTAAACGAGAGCAGATTCCGTAATAAGCAACTGGTCTACCTGCCGGATAGGAATGTCCCAGAACATCAGGACTCGCTTACCGAAGATTTCACCCCAAGAAAGAGAGGCGTTGCTTTTGTCCATTGCAAGCTTGCAGAGTTGAGCCCAAACGGTCTTGTTGCAGTACCAGACCGCACGGCCACCACCAACGGAGCGAATGGACGGGAGCTTTGCAACGGCGTCAATCATCAGGTCAGGATCTATGATATTGCTGGTCCCGGTGCTCTCAATGTTGCAGATACGAACCACATAGCGCCAATCACGCACACAAAGCCCCACATCCCATTTCCAGTGCGTCATGTATGCTTGATAGATTCCAGCGGGAGTCTGGTCGTCTTCAACAACCTTGATACCAAGATCCTGCTGCTGCAATCCCGCTTTAGAGCCTTTAGGGAAGATGCAATGCACCGTATTCGGACCCCACACAACGAGCCACATACTGGTAAGGTCTGAGCCTGTTCCGCTTGCCGTGACTACGTTTGAGGTGCTAAGGGTGGGATACCTATTCGCAAGGCCCAGGAACTTTTCGGGTTCGGTATCAGTATCGAAGTAGAAGAGCCCCCCGGCCATTTCCTGATTCATGGCCTCAAGGAAAGGAAGTTCCTCTGAGAGTCGAAAACCGGGATCATTCCCGTTGAGCCGCATCAAGTCCACATCGACCTTGGAGTAGGCTTCACACATACCGCATGTGTCATCTACTTGCCGCGTGGTTGACTTCGAGGGCTGAACACCGTAGTTCAATTTACGCCACACTACAGAGGGGAGGCCGGTTCTTACGGTTGTTCGGTGTCCAGTGGGTAGGTTGCCTTCAACAAAGAGAGCGTCTTGGAGAATTTCATTTGTCTCACTCATCAATTCAACGATCTGCGGTACAGTGCCGTCGGGATCAACCCGCTTGGCCCAGTCCGCAAGCGTCAGCACATTTGCGCCGAGTCCTGCCATGGTAAAGCTCCTTCTCTGTCATCCCGACAGTTTAAGGAATGTTTATAAAAGTCCTTCTGTTACCGCCTATGCCATGCTTGGATAAAGCTTATTGAGCATGGCCTTGCCATCATCTGTTCCCGCGTTTCCTCCTTTCAACGAGTCTTCTTTAAAGAATCTGCCTGCCACTGCAAGCATCCGTACAAGCGGGACTGCATGCCCCATGTTGCTATCATCGAGATAGAAATCCACCTCTTGCTGTGTGAGCCCCGCTTCTTTTGCGAGTCCTGCTATAGCCGTATGTGCCGCGTCAAGGTTCGTCTTGAAACTATCGCCAGGCCAAAGCGTTTGAAGTGCCTTAACACCTTCATCCCTAAGCTGCTGCTGTGTCTCGACTTGGTACTTGCTCACAAGATCAATCGCGCTCTGAACCTGTTCCGTGGTGTACCCCTTAGCGTGTCCCTCTTTAACAAACGCTTGCAGGAGCGGATCGCTTGCGGGGATGCCGTCAGGCAACTTGAGCGCGTACCCATCCGGGGAATCTGGAACACCCAAGGCTTTCCGCACATCGGTTACAAACTTCTGTTTGACCTCTGGTGTGCTCTCTTGTGTGGGTATCTCAAGCCGTGAGCCAAGCTTCCCCTCAAGGTCGAGTGCATGTTTCAGCACATCAGCCGGTTCTTTATCCTTCCAGACGCCTACAGCCTCGTTAGCCTTGAGATCGTCCGGTAATCCATCGAACCAACTTGCACCACCACCCAGAGGCTCGTTGCCGCTCTGGTCTAAACTCAGATTCAGATCCCCTTCGTCCACGTATGTTCTCCAATTCTATTCGTAGTCTATTCTCTGCCCCGCTAAATCTCAGTATGCGGAGCACTATTCGCCTTGCCCCTGCTCGCTCAGCCAATCCTTCCGGGTTCGCATTCACAAAGCCCGAATCAAAGAGGTATCCAGCTTCGATGAGATCCATCAACACAGTGCCCGCCTCTGGGTACGAGAACAATCTTCGGTATGCTGCAAGGATTCGCTCTTCATCATTCACCGGTTAGCCCCTTAGCTACATCGGTCAACACGTTCGGCTGATCCGTCTTAATGCCGCCCAAATCCTTAGCGCCTTGCGTCATGGCCGCCGCTTCCTGCATGGCCTGCATATCTTCCATCTGCTGCTGTTTTGCTTCCCGCTCCGCCTGTACCTGCTCTCTAGTCTTCATGATCTCGACAGGTGCGCTCTCACGGTCTGCAATGAGCCTTATGGTTTCCTCATCGTTCAGCACGTCTATTGCATCCGTCCTGCCTGTGAGTTGTACGATGTTTCCCGCTACCTGATAGACACGCATAGTTGATTCCACTTCAATGCGCCTCTGTGCCATAGCGAGAGGAGAAACGTACTCGGTCTTGATCTTATTGCCGTACTGCAAGAGTATTTCAGGCGGGTCAGGGAAATGCCCGTTCTCGTTGAGTATCTCAAAGACTCTATCAAGATCATTATCCAGGTGCTCTCTTCGTTGCTGCCCGATAGTAGGCCCGAGAATCACAAGCTTTTCTTGCTTGCGCTCAAGCACTTCTGTCGCAGTCATCTTGGGGTTTTCGGTGAGCATCAAGAACACATCGACGAAGAAGCGACGCTCTACCGCCTTCTGTGTGCGATCCTGCATGTCCACAGCGAAGGGGAGATTGATGCTTGACATGATCGGGCGTATCTCGCCCCTGGTAGGATTGTAGTAGTTGAATCCCCCCGGACTGAGATCAATAGCCTTATTGAATCCGTCTTCGGGTATGGCAAGAGGAGGCTCGACCATCTTGTGCGCAGCTATGAGGTTCGTCTTCCCTTGCTGATTGAGGACACCCATGTCTTGCAGCGCTTTAATAGCTGGACCACGCCCCCAGGGTACATCATCTTCTCTATCCCAACGAGGCACACTGAAAGGAAATGAGAGATACCCTCCTTCATCAAGTATCTTCTTTTCAGCTTGATAGAGCCAAAGGGAGGCAAACGGCATATTCTGACGGTCTCGCTTGCCGTGAATGTAATCCTCACGGGGATAGACGACGTGCAGGAAGTCGAACTCCGTGTCGTGGTTCCCTGATTCGACGGCGTTACGTATGATAGTAGGACATCTGTTTCCCCATTGCTTGACTGCATTCCTCGCGCTCCACTTGAACTCTCTAAAAAGCGTATCAATCTTTCCGGCGCGGTCTTCTGCAATACAGACATTCGTGAGCCTGATACGCTGGAAGTTCAAAATCTTCTGAGGATCGTATTCAATGTACTTGCAGCCCGTGCCATACACCGCTTGCTGCCTGTAGACGCCTAGCGTGCTCTCTGAATAGTTCGATTCACTGAGCGCCTGGTAGGTGATCTCTTCGCATTGTTGGAGGTAGGATTTTACTTGGGGATCATCGTTCAGCCATTCGGGAGCCACCGACCATTCGAACCATTTGTAGTTATCAGGCGTAAGCCCTGAGTACATGCCGTTGACGAGCACATCGCAGGCCCATTCAGGAGTACCGTCATAGACTTTCTGCCCTCGTAGCTCGCCCGACTGCCGCGTATTGTTGGATTGCATAGACCCCGCTTGAGGCTGACAGAAATCCATTGCTGGACTCCATAGCTCAGCCTCCCAATAAACGCGGTCGTTCTTGAGCGTGGTATGCCGACGAATGAGTTGATTAACTTGATCTTGGCTTGTCATGCTGCCCCTTGTGCCGTCATCACGACGGGGATTGGGGAAATGGTTCACCACCTTAGAGGGTTATACTCCGGCTTCTTCCGTGCCACTTCGTTAACCGGCCTGATTGTAGCCATAGTGAGCCCGGACATAATGAGGTATCGCGTTGCATCCATTAGATGGTCATTCTCTTTAATGATCTTTCCCTTTTCATCTCTGC